GCGTCCCAGGGTGCGTACAGGTTTGGTACTTCTTGACGTCGAACTATCTGCCCGTCATGGGCTACCCTCATACCCCGTCATGGGAGGCTGTTATGGCTGGTCGTGGTCCTGCGCCGAAGGATCCTGCGCGGCGTGCGCGTACGAACTCGGACCCGATGGGGTTGCGGGTGATCGTTGCTCGGCCGACTGAGCAGCCTGGACTGCCGACGTTGATGATCCGTGATGACGGGGACATGGTCCCGGTCGATTGGCCGGATATCACGCGTGAGTGGTGGGACATGTGGGCTAGTTCGCCGTTGTCGGCGGAGTTCACGGCGACGGACTGGTCTGAGTTGCGGGACACGGCGAGGTTGCACGCTCTGTATTGGCTGGGTGACGCGAAGTTGGCGCCTGAGTTGCGGTTGCGGGTGGCGAAGTTCGGGGCGACTCCGGAGGATCGGGCGCGGTTGCGGATCCAGTTCGCGGCTGCGGATGAGGCTGAGGGGAAGCGGCCGGCGCGTCAGGCTCGTTCGCGGCATTCTGGGCTGAAGCTGGCTGAGTAGTCGTGCCGTGGAAGCCTGGCTTCCCCGGTGAGCGGCCGACGTTGGGGTTCTACGTCCTGGATTGGATCGAGGAGAACCTGGCGGCTCCTGATCGGCAGGAGTATGAGCCGTTTGTGCCTACGCGGGAGCAGGCAGAGTTCATTCTGCGGTTCTACGAGGTCGACGTCGCGGGGAAGCGGCGTCTGATTCGCCGCGGGGTGTTGTCTCGGCCGCGTGGTTGGGGGAAGTCGCCGTTCCTGGCCTGCCTGTGTGTCGTTGAGGCGTTGGCGGACGTGGTTCCGGATGGGTTCGACGGGAATGGGCGCCCGGTGGGGCGTCCGTGGTCGACCGTTCGCACTCCGCTGGTGCAGTTGGCGGCAGTGTCGGAAGACCAGGTGAAGAAGAACACGTGGGCGCCGATGCTGGAAATGTTGGATCCCCAGTTGTGGCCTCCGGTGTTCGAGAACTATCCCGGTATCGAGCCGATGGAGACGTTCGTGAATCTGCCGAGGGGGCAGATCGCGTACATGACGGCGTCGGGTGCCACCGTGAAGGGCAACCGCCCGGTGTTTCAGGTGTGGGACCAGACGGAGGAGTGGACGGCCGGCAACGGTGGTCTGCGACTGGCTCGGATCCTCGCCGATAACGCCGCGAAGGTCGGGTCGGCGTACATCGAGACCCCGAACGCGTACACGCCCGGCATGGGCAGTGTCGCGGAGAAGACCGCGGAGGCGTGGCGGGCGATCCAGGAGGGTCGGGCGCGGGTCGATAGGGGCCTGCTGTACGACCACCGTGAGGCGCCGCCCGAGACTGACCTGACGGACCCTGACTCGCTGCTTGCGGGGTTGCGGTTCGCGTATGGCGACTCGTCGGCTGACTCGCGCGGTTGTGTGATCCATGACCCGCCGTGCGTGCCTGGCTGGGCAGACCACGACGCGCATATCGCGCGGATCTGGGATCCGGACGCGGATGAGCAGGGTTCGCGCGGCAACTTCCTGAACCAGATCACCCACGCGTCGGATTCGTGGCTGGCTGAGCCGGAGTGGAAGGCGTGCCGCGACTCCGGGAAGACCGTCCTGAGGTCGGATGCGGTCACGTTGGGGTTCGACGGTTCCCGCGGCCGGGCGAAGGGGAAACCTGACGCGACGGCGCTGGTGGCCTGCCGGGTCTCGGACGGTCACGTGTGGCCGGTCGAGGTGTGGGAGGCGCCTGACTCTCCGTCGACGTGGGAGACGTGGGAGCCTCCGCTGTCGGTGATCGAGGAGACCATCGACAGGGTGTTCCGTGAGCACCGGGTGGTGGGGTTCTACTGCGACCCGGCGCGGGATTGGCGTTCGTACGTCAACGCGTGGGAGGCCAAGTACGGCGCCCAGGTGAAGGTGCGGGAGTCGTCGGCGCATCCGTTCGAGTGGTGGATGACTGGCGGCCGGTCTATCAAGATCGAGCGGGCAGTTGAGCAGCTCGAATCGGCGGTCCGGAACCGGGACATGACTCACTCCGGGGATGACCGGTTGACGCGACACGTGCTGAATGCGCGGCGCCGGCTGGAGCATGGCCGGTTGACGATCCGCAAGGAGGCGTCGTACTCCTCCCGGAAGATCGACGCCGCTATCGCCGCGGTACTGGCATGGCAGGCGCGTCTCGATGCACTGTCGGCGGGAGTCAACCGGGAAAAGAAGTCTTCGACGTTCGGCCGGATCTATTAGGAGGGGGCCTTTGCGTGTTTGTTGATGCAGCGCAGGGCTCCGATGAGTGGGTCGCGAACCGCCTGTCTCGGTCTCTCGCGGCGCGTAACGCTGGTGATGGGTACTACTCGGGCGGGTACGTCGACGAGAAGCAGCGCATCGCCTCGGCGTCGCGGAATGTGCGCCTCTCGGATGCGGTGCAGCGTCAGGGCCGTCCGGGTCTGACGCTGCTTGATGACTACTTCCGGGGTGAGCCTCCGCTGCCGTGGTGCGCCGATGGGTGGCGTGACGGGGTGTTGGCGTATCTGCGGATGTCGCGGCTGAATGTGGCTGAGTTGCCGATCGGATCGGCCGTCGACTGCATGTTGCCGCTGGCGTGGGGCACCGCTGTCGAGGATGACGCGGACGGCGACAAGGTGGCCCATGCGGTGGCGGCGCAGAATGACCTGCCTCTGGTGGTCGCTGACGTGGCGCAGTCCATGCTCACTTTCGGTGACGGGTACGCGATCCTCGGGTCCGCTGGGGCCGGCGTGGTGCCGCGGATCACCGCCGAGGATGCCCGGACGTGCATCACGTACGACGACCCAGTGACCGGGGAAACCCGCTTTGGGTTCAAGGCGTTGGTGGACGAGTGGACCGGCGAGGATGCCTGGTACCTGTACGGGCCTGGCTGGGTTCGGAAGTCCGTCGTCAAGAATGGCGGCCGCACATGGCTTGGTGAGCGGGAGCCTATCCCTGGGCACGGCGCATGGTGCGCCGTGCATCGGGTGCGGAACCGTTACGGCGTGGGTGAGTTCGAGCGGCACCTGGACACGATCGACCGGATCATCGACGGCGTGTTCGGCCGGATCGTCATCGCGAAGTACCAGGCGTACCGGCAGAGGGGCATGAAGGGCCTCCCGGACACGGTGATCGACCCGGAGACCAACGAGGAGAAGAAGGCTGACTACTCGGGCATGTTCATGGCCGATCCGGGCGCGTTGTGGCGCATCCCGGAGGGTGTGGATGTGTGGGAGTCGACCCCGATCGACCTTGGTCCGATCCGTCTCGCGACGGTCGACGACGTGAAGCAGTTCTGCGCGTTGACCCGGTCGCCTATCTACTACATGTTCCCTGACGAGCAGCAGGCCGCGGCCGGCGCATCGAACCAGTCCCAGTCCCACGACACGCGGGTGATCGAGCGGCGCGGGCGCTTGGAGGGATTCCAGGGCAGGTTGTGGGCTCACACGTTCGAGGCGATGGGCGATAAGGCCCGCGCGGACGTGGGGCGGATGCGGGTCGAGTGGTCACCGATCCGGCGGCATTCCCTGTCTGAGCAGGCTCAGGCACTTCCGGCTTTCAAGGCTGGCGGTGTCCCGTGGGCGGAGACGATGATCCGGGTGTTGCAGGTGCGTCCGTCTGAGCTTGATCGGTTAAAGGAAATGCGGGACGAGGATGCGCTGCTGGCGGCGGCGAACTCGCTTGCCGCCGAGCCGCCGCCGGCGCTTGTTGGCGCGGCTCGCGACGTGCAGGACGTGACGGTGGCGGAACGTGCCGGGAATGCAGCCCCGGCCGCTTGATCTGCGGCGCGTTATCGCGCTCGTCGACAAGCACGCGGCAGGGCGCGAGTCCCTGGTGCGGGCCGTCATGGCGAAGGCGTCGCGCAGACTCAATCAGTCGGTGTCGCGTGACTTCTACACCGCCGAGGGTCAGCGACGTCTAGTTGCCGAGCTCGCGGCGCTGGATCGGATCGCGGCCACGACGTACGCGAATCAGACGGTGGCTTACCTGAACGCGGTGTCGCGCCAGGTGAGGGAGCCGACGCCGCGGGTAGTGGAGCCACTACCCCGTCGCCCTCGTGGCGTGGATCCGGTGGAGCAGTGGCTACGGCCGTTTGAGCAGTTCCGCTACGAGTACGCCAAGTCATCCGATGAGGCCGCGGCTCGTGGGGCGCTGCTGCGCAGGGTCGAGCTGAACGTGGCCGACGATGTGGCGTTGGGTATGAGGATCGCGGCCCGGAACCACGGCCAGGCAGCGAGGACAGTCACCGGGTTCCGTAGAGTCGTGCATCCCGAGCAGTCCAGGGGTGGCTCGTGTGGCCTGTGCCTGGTCGCGTCTGACCAGGTGTACGCCAGGGGCTCCCTGATGCCGCTGCACAACGGCTGCAACTGCGGTGTCGCTGAGATCTTCAACGGGGCTGATCCTGGCAATTCGCTGAACGGGCGGACCCTCCAAGACCTGTACGGCGAGGCCGGCGGAACTGGCCGCCAAGAGCTGCAACGCGTCCGGGTCGCAGTCGAGCAGCATGACGAGCTCGGCCCGCTCCTGATCGCCGCCTAAGCCAAATCGTGCCCGTCATGGGCCGCTAATTCACCGACACCCGACATGGGGAGTAACACGCATGCCGAAAAACCTTCGCCCCTGGCTGTGCTACATCACCGATGACGCCGAAGGCGGCGGATCTGGTGGGGAGCAGTCGCAGGGCGAGCAGGCGCAGGAACCCACCCAGGACCAGCAGAACCCCGGCAAGGGGTACCCGGAAGGTACTCCGGTCGCGGAAATGACCGCGGTCGAGCAGGCGGCGTACTGGAAATACCAGTCCCGCAAGCACGAGTCTCGGGTCCAGTCCATGGGCGACTACGCCGACCTGAAGAAGAAGGCCGCGGCGTTCGACAAGTCGCGCGCTGAGGCGCAGACCGAGCAGGAGAAGGCCGTCCAGGACGCTCACGAGCAGGGCCGTCAGGCCGCGCTCTCTGAGGCCAACGAGGGCGCCGCCCGCGCGATCCTCACCGCGACGCTACGCGCCCGCGGCAAGGAAGACGACGACATCGCTGCGGCATTGCGGCCGATCGCGATGTCCGCGTTCGTCACGGACGGAGCAGTCGACCACGAGGCGCTTCTGGCGTACGCCGACCGTCTCGGGGGGCCGATCAAGCAGGACCCAAACCCGCCCGACATGGGCCAGGGCCGCCGTGGCGCGGCCGGCAACACCATCAGCTCAGGAGAAGAGCTCCTGAAGCAGTACAACCTCTGATCTCACGGAAGGGGCTCTCATGCCCGTTAACGTGCGTCGCAAGACGTATGGGCTCGCCGCGGACCGGCGCGCCCTGCTCACTGAGCACGCCGTAGAGGACGGGATCGGGTGCACCCTCACCGCCTCTGCGTTCACCGGGGAGCCGGGTGTCGTCGACAACGTCGTCCCCGCGCTGTACCCGATCGTTGTCGACTCTGCCGGGAAGGCGACCCCGTTCGCGGGGACCGTCGGCACTCCCGCCGCACTGTCGGGTTTCACGATCAACCCCGTCGACATCTCTAACGGTGACGACGTGACCGGCTACATGTGGCACGGCTCGTACGACCCGACGCTGCTGCCGGTCACGTTCGACCCTGCTGCGGTCGCGGCGACGTCGGCGCAGCGGTTCTACTTCAACGGGAAGGCGTGATAACGATGGCTGAGCTCATCACGCGCTACTTCCAGCCGGCGGAGCTGACCAACATCTCTCGGGCGATCCAGGCGCGTCAGGCGCAGGGTGACGACCCGAAGACGAAGTACTGGTTCACGACGGACTACTTCACGCCGGAGTTCACGGACGACATCGAGTACCGGATCACCCCCGGTTTCAATGGTGTTCCGACGTCGGCGAAGTTCCGTGCCTGGGATGCTGAGAACCCCCTGGGTGTCCGGGACGGGTTCTCCACGATGAACGGGGAGCTGCTGCCCCTTGGTCAGCGTGAGCTGTTCACGGAGAAGGACCGGCTGACGATCCGCAAGGCCGACCCGGTGCAGTACCAGCAGGCGCTTGCGCAGGCCGCGAAGCGTACCGCGCTGGCCACTGTGGTCCGGTTGGAGCGGGCAGCGGTGAACACGGTCCTCACGGGCAAGACGACCCTGACGAACGAGCGGGGCGTCACCCAGGAAGCGGACTGGCAGCGTAACGCCAACCGTGTCTCCACGGTGTCTGTGCTGTGGACTAACACGTCCACGAGCACTCCGCTGAAGGATCTCCTGACGGCTCGTGAGCTGGTTGACACGGATGTCGACATCATCATGTCGACGCCGACGTACAACCTGCTCCGCCAGTCGCAGACGTTCCTGAACCTCGCGAAGACCAACGTGGCCGGCACCCCGGACATCGTGACCCGCGAGTACGTCTCGGCGACGCTGGACGCGTACGGGGTCGGGAACATCCGCCTGTACGACGCCAGGTACCGGGATGACACGCTCACTGAGCAGCGGATCCTGCCGACCGGCAAGGTCATCATGGTCACCCGCAACGCGGGCCGGACCGTGTTCGGCACGACTGCGGAGGCGATGGACCCGAAGTACGGCATCGCGTCCGTTGGTCTTCCGGGCATCGTGACGGGCCACTACGGCAAGGAGCACCCGAAGCAGGAGTGGGTGAACACGGCCGCTCTGGCGTTCCCTGTGTTCGCTCTCCCGGATGACTCCTACGTCCTGACGGTGTCCTGATCGTGGCCCGGAAGCTGGCGACTGGCGTGCTGGTCCGTGACCCGGAGACGGCGCAGGTTGTCTGGTTCGGTCCGGACTCGCCCGACGTTCCGGAGTGGGTTGCGGAGCAGGCCAGCGGAGACCACCTGTGGACCGGAGACGATGACGTCGATGATTCCGCCAGGCCGGCCGGTAACGCTTCGCTGGCGGACTGGCAGGCGTACGCTGCCGCTCAGGGTGTCGACGTTGAGGGCCTGTCCCGCGACGACATCCGCGCGAAGTTCGACAACTGAATGGGTGAGGGGTGAGGGTGGCGTGACTATCACGCAGTTCGCTGACGTGCAGGCCGCGTCGCCCACCCCGATCCCGGATGACGACCCGACGTGGATCCTGTACGAGGGGTACATCCGTCGCGCCGAACGGTCCCTGGCAGTGCTGCTCCTCGGCCCCGGCTGGACCATGGACGGCTTGTCCCGGTTCGATGCTGCCCTGGTCGCGGACACTGTCGCCGACGCGGTTGTACGGCGTGCCGCGAACCCGCGGGGCTACTCATCCGAGACTGACGGGGACTACTCGTACCGTCTGGAGAAGGGCGTCGACGGCTGGTGGTGGCCCGCGGAGTGGCGGGATCTGTTCGGACTCGCCACAACGCGTCCAGCGCCAGCCGGGACGATCCCCGTCGGGTTGACGTGTAGTTGGCGCGGGCGGGCCGGGTGAGTCTGCTCGACCAGCCGCGCGACTGGGTGGAGCTTCGGCCTGAGGTTGAGTCGGTGGACGAGTTCGGCACCCCGACGCGCGTCCCTGGCCCGCCGGTTTCGGTGGGTGGGCGGATGCAGCCGGCCCAGTTCTCCGAGGGCTCGACGTCCCGCGGTCTCGACGTCTCCACCAGCGCCGTCCTCGGCGCGATCACTTACTACCAGTTCATCACTCGCTCTCTCCCTCCGGGCGCGTGGTCAACGCTGACCTGGCAGGGCCGCGTGTTCGACGTGATGGGCGAGGTGCGCCGGTCGAACGGTTCGGATCTGACCCGGCATGACTCGATCATGTGCCGCGCCCAGCAGCCGGAGGTGATCCCGTGAGCAGCGAGCGGATGATCGCCACCCTGCCTGGCGTACGTGCGTCCGTGATGGCGCGGCGGGACATCATCAAGACTTCCGCGTCGTCGCTGTTCGCGGCGCACAACCGTCCTGGTGGGCACCGCATCACCCAGAAGACCGGATCGGTCGACGCGTTCGTGTTCCTGGAGGGGCCGGCGGCGTCCTCGCTGGAGTTCGGCCACGCCAGGTCGGGTTCGTACGCGAGTCACAGCGGCAACAACCCGTGGGTGCCCGGCTTGCACATCATGTCGAAAGCGGCCCGGTCGTGAACCCGGAGCGGGCGTTGCGGTCGGCGCTGACCGGTGACGGTATCCGCGGGTACGTCGACATGCCAGCGGACATGCTCCGCGAGTTGCCGTTCGTGCACATCGAGATCCTGCCGGGCCAGGTGATCCTGCCGGGTGTTGTCGAGTCGTACGGAGTCACCTGGCAAGCGTTCGCGACGTCGAAGTCGGCCGCCATCGATCTGGCTAATGCTGCGATGCGTTCCTGGTGGGGCGCATGGCAGAAGACGACGCCGCTCGACACGGCGCACATCAACCAACTCGGCGTCGACTCGTCCCCGACCGAGCTGAAGACGGGCATGGCGGGGGTGTTCTGCGCTCAGGGCGCAGCGACCGTCGAGCTCGTCCCGTAACCCCCTCCATCATCTCTCGCACTACCCCCGCCTATAGGAGCCTCAGTCATGCCCCTGTCCTTGGAAAACCTGCTGCGCCCCGGCCGGGGTGTCGTGCTCATGTGCAACCCGAACGCGACGACGATCCCGACGCTGGCGTCGCTGGAAAGCTACGTCGCTGGTGGCGACCCGAACGCGAATCTTCCTGTCGGTTTCACCCCGCTCGGCGACACGTCGGCAGACGATCTGCCGAAGTGGGAAGAGGACGGCGGGTCCTCCGACGTGCTTCGTACCTGGTGGTACGAGAAGGCGATGGAGGACGTCAAGCCTGGCACCCGCAGCATCGTCGTCCAGGCGATCCAGTTCGACTCGGACACAATGGACCTGCGCGACGGCCTGGGCACGAAGGGCATCGACACATGGTCGGCGCCGGCTAACCGGTCGTCCACGGAGAAGGGCCTGCTGGTCGTCTACATCATGGGGTCGAAGGTCGTTGGTGAGTTCATGCCACGCACGTCGGTCCGTGGTGATGGTGCGATCGACCACGCGACGGATAAGTTCTCGCAGATCCCGCTGCGCGCGACCGTTTTGACGCCGACGGGTTCGCTCACTGAGCACCACTGGATCGGCGCCGGGTTCGGTACGACGTCGGCGAAGGGCGCCTGATGGTGCGGGTCGCCAAGCCGGACGTGGACGACGAGGATCCTGGCCTGTCGGCGGACATCGCGTCCGCGGAGCTCGCGGCTGAAGCTGTCCCGGATGGTGGGGAGTTCCTGCTGCCGGTGTCTGCGGTACCACGCCGCACCCGCGGGGAGTTTTTCTCTACGATCGGCGGTGTCGACCTGGACTCGCTGAGCGCATACGGGGACGGCAAGGGCACCCTGGCGGCGCTGGCTGTCGTTGAGGTCGCCGCTGCCGCGTTCGATGAGGCGCTGCGGCTCGTGGCACGTCCCGGCGCGCAGGCCGCGCTGGCCGCGGTCCTGGATGGCGCTGACGCGAAGCAGCTCGTCGAGTTGGGCCTGTGGTACATGGTCGCGTTGCGGCCGGGGGAAGCGGTGCCCTCGCCGAGCTGATCGACCTGTACGGCGAGGGGCTCCACGCGGATTTCGGTCGCGTGTACGGGGTCCCGCTTGCGGATTACGTGATGGGTCGCCGGCCACCCGGTGAGGGTCTGGCCCGGATCAAGTGGCTGCCGCACGGCTCGGCGTTCTATGCGCTGCGGGTCGCGCACGTCGGCCCCCCGAAGGACGGCGCGCCGGATCCGTCTCTGGCGTGGTTCGGGTGGGACCGCACAACGCAGGTGCTCGCTGACCTGTGGAATCTCCATGCGCAGAAAGCCTCGGGGAAGAAGCGGGCGCCAACCTATCCGACTCCTGGGTCGAAACAGTCGGCTCCGGGGCGTGACTTCACCGACTCGGACTACGCGGCCGCGGTAGCGGGAATCAGGGAACGACAGCAGATCTGAATAAGGGGGCCGAGTCATGGCGGGTGGCCCCGGCGCGCGGATTGTCGACAGGGTTGGCGTTCAGGTTCTCCCGGACGTGTCTAAGTTCTTGCCGTCGCTGTCGAAGTACCTGGAGCGCATCAAGCACCAGCTCCGGGTCGAGATACCGACGTCGCTGGATCTGGACGGGATCACGTCTGACCTGGCGAAGGTCAAGGCTGCCGCGGACTCGCTGCGCGTGTCGGTCCCGGTCGAGTATGACGAGCCGCAGGACCAGCCGCGATTGCCCCCGGCCCGGCCGTACGAGATCCCGGTCAAGGCTGACACGGATGCGTTCCTGACGAAGGCAGCGGCGGACATCAGGGCAGCCCAGTCCAGCCTGGAGCTGAACGTTCCGCTGACGGCAGACGGTGAGCGGCTACGTCGTGAGGTGTCCGCTCGGGTCGCTGCCGTACAGGCGCAGGTCCGGGACATGTCCGTCAAGGTCCCGATCGACCCGGAGATGGCGGCCCAGCAGAAGGCTGAGCTGCGGGCGAAGATCGCCGAGCTGCAAGCCATCGCCCGGTCGAACGAGGTGAAGATCCCCGTCGGGGTCGACGAGAAGGGCTTCGGGTCTGCCGTCGCGCGGCTGCGGTCGGCCATCTCGAACCTGAACGGGTCGGGGATGGGTCTGGGTGCGCTGAAGTTCGGCGGCATCTCCTCCCTGGGGATCGTGGCAATGAACGCGGTCCCCGCTGTGCTGACGTTGGCATCAGCGGTGACGCAACTGTCTGGGTTCGCGCTGCTCATACCTGCCGCTGCGGGGGCGGCGACGGGCGCTATCGGCGCCCTGGTCCTCGGCTTCAAAGGCTTCGGCGAGGCGCTGTCCAGCGTCGGCGACCCGGAGAAGTTCTCCAAGTCGCTTGAGGGTCTGGCGCCGAACGCCCGCGAGGCCGCGACCGCCATCCGGGACTCGCTTCCTGCCTGGAAGGAGATGCAGCAGAGCGTCCAGAACGTTCTGTTCGACGGTTTCGCCGACTCCGTCAGAATGCTGACGACGGACCTGCTGCCGAGCCTCCAGGTGGGCCTGACCGCGAACGCGGAGGCCATGTCTGGTCTCGGGGAGCGGTTCGCGGCGGGTATCGCGCAGGCTGGCCGTCTGGGTCAAATCTCGGCGATTTTCGAGAACTCGGCGACTGCGTTGGGGAATTTGCGCGGCGCGATCGTGCCCGTGATCGACGGTCTGATGACGCTCGGCGTGGCCGGGTCGCAGTGGCTCCCCAGGCTGACCTCTGGCGCTGAGGACGCAGCGCGGAAGTTCCAGGAGTGGGCGTCTATCAAGGTCGAGAATGGCGACTTTGATCGGTGGGTGCAGGGTGCTATTGACACGCTGCGGCAACTCGCTGACATCGGCAAGTCGGCGGCGTCGATCATCAAGTCGCTAATGGACGCCGCGAATGCGTCCGGTGCGTCAGGTCTGGACACGTTGCAGCGCGCGCTGGCTGCGGTCGCTTCGGTGGTGCGCGGGCCGGAGTTCCAGACCGGCTTGACGACGTTCTTCGAGGGGGTCCGCGCCGGGTCCGACGGGGTCATGTCGGCGCTTCCGGCGGTTGGTTCGGCGCTGGCTGCTCTCGGTCAGGCGATCGGGCCGGTAGCCGCAGTGATCGGCCCGGTTCTGGGGCAGGCGTTGACGATGCTCGCCGGCGCGGTGCAGACGGCGGCACCGTTCGTTGCGCAGATCGCGACGCTGCTCGGGCAGACGTTGGCCGAGTCGCTGCGTCTCCTGGCTCCTGTTCTTGGTCCGTTGATTGAGCAGCTCGGGACTGCATTGGTGACGGCATTGCAGGCCATCGCCCCGCTAATCCCGCAGATCATCGCCGCCCTGCTGCCGCTCATCCCGGCAATCGGGCAGCTCTTGCCGCCGCTGGGCAGGCTGATCGCGGAGGTCGCACCGGCGCTGGTCGCGTTCATCACGGCCGCGGTGCCGCTGATCCAGGTACTCGCTCAGGTCGTGAGCGTCGTCGCGCAAGCCATCGACGCGGTGCTGGTGCCGGCGATGCAGCAGATGGCAGAGCTCGCCAGGTTCTCGTTCGGTATCGCCGGCGAGGTCGCGAAGGCGTTCCAGGCGATCGTGACGCCGATCCTGGACGCCATCTCGGCCATGCTGAAGGGCGATTTCTCCGGAGCGTGGAACATCGCCTCCCAGGCCGTCGGGTCGGCCCTTTCCGCTGCGGCTGGGTTCGTCGTTTCTATCGGCGCATCGATCCTCGGCGGGATCGTCTCGATGGGCTCTTCGGTGGTGTCGGCGGTCCAGTCGGCGTGGTCCTCCGTGACGTCCGCGGTCGGCGCTGGCATGTCGTCGGCGCTAGCGTCGGTGGCTGGTATAGGGGCGTCGATCGTCGCCGCGATCGTGTCTATGGGTTCGTCGGTTGTCGCGTCCGCTCAGGCGGCGTGGGCGACGATGACGAACGCTATCGGTGCGGGGATGCGCACGGCCCAGTCTGTTGTCGTTGGTGCTGGCGCCGCGATCACCTCTTCCATCGTTGCGATGGGTGCGTCGGTGGTTTCTGCTGCGCAGTCCGCTTGGTCTCAGTTCGCGGCGGCCGTCTCCACTGGCGCGTCCCGTGCAGCGGCTGCTGCGGCGGCGATCCCTGGCGCGATCCTCGGCGCCATCGGCAACCTCGGCGGGCTCCTCTACAACGCTGGCCAGTCGGTCATCGGCGGACTCGTGAACGGGATACGGTCGATGCTCGGCTCCGTCCAGTCCGCCGCGTCCGAGGTGGCCGGCGCGATCCGGAACTTTTTCCCTGGGTCTCCGGTGAAAGAGGGTCCGCTGGTTTCGTGGAACAACGGCGGCGCCGGTAAGCGGCTCGCTGGGCTCCTCGTTACCGGCCTCGACGCTGGCGGTGTCGACGTTGCTAGGGCTGCTGATCGGCTGGCGTCTCAGGTCAACATCGACGGCCGAGCCTCCCGCCTGAGCACGAAGCTCATCTTCGAGGGCTCCGCATCCGCCCCCGCCGCTGGTGGTGGCGTGACGTTCAACTTCAACGGAGAGATGGTCGGCAACCCCGACGACTGGATGGCCGCGGCAGAGCGGACCGTCGGGCAGGAGATGACCATCGCCCGCATCCGAAGGTCGCTCTAGATGTCGTACCTCGTCTATGGGTCGGCTGTCGCGGAGCCGCCGCCGCCTCCCCCTGTACCGATCGACTGGCCTGGTATCGAGGCCATGCAGTGGATCGGGTGGGACGGGTCCGTGTGGGATCTGAAGGACGCCGCTGGCGGTGTCGTCCTTCACAACGAGGAAGTCGAGGGTCTGTGGTTCCCACCGATCGAGCGGCACACATCCAAGTCTCAGTCGATCCCCGGTACGCGGCACCGCGGTTGGGACGTTGACGAACGGGGAGTGTTCTGGCCGCTGCTGGTGTACTCCCGCGCCGGGTCGCGGGAGTGGCTGCTCCGCAACGACGCGTTCATGCGGACCATGCACCCCGGCAAGACGGGGATCTGGCAGGTCGCGACCATCCTCGGCACTCGCCGCCTGCGGTGCCGGTTCGACGGCGGGACGGGGACGTTCAGCCGCGACCCGGCCAGGGTCGGGTGGCAGATCTACGGCGTGAAGATGGTCGCTGAGGACCCATTCTGGATGGGCGAGGACGTGTCCATCACGTGGCAGTCCACCGGAGCCACCGCAGCAGAGCGGGACTTCTGGCCCGACAACGACGCCGAGGACGGGTTCTACCTGTCCGGTGCATTCACGTCTGGGTCGGCGGTCGTCACCAACCCCGGTGACGTGGACGCCTACTGGCGGCACATCCTCACCGGCCCCATCGACGCGGGAGCAGAGATCGGTGTGGCCGGGGAAACCCTCACCCTGGGTGCGCCCGTGGCGGCAGGCCAGTCCGTCGCGATCGACACCCGACCCGACCGGCTCACCATGATCCGAAACGACGGGGTGAGTCTCTACATGACCGCGAACTCGCGGGCATCGTTCCCGCCACTGCCAGCCGGGACGGACGTGCCAGTCATCATCCGATTCTCCGGTGACGGCTCGGTGCAGTCGACGTTCGCCCCGTCATACCTGAGGGCGTTCTGATGCAGATCGTCGTCTACAACAAGGCGTGGGCGCGGGTCGGCGCGATCCAGGCCGTGACCGCCATTGCCGGGCAGGAGCTGGAGAACGGAATCTCCGTGCTCCAGTTCACCGTCGACGGGGACGTGTCCTACGCCCAGGCCGCAGCATCGGCCGGCGCCCGGTTCGAGCTGTACGACGGGAACGATCTGATCGGCGGGTACGAGCTCGATGAGGTCACGATGACGATCCCGTCGCGCCTGTCAACGGTCTCAGTGAAAGCCGTCGGGTACGCCGCGGTACTCGACCGTCTCCTGGGACAGCCGGAACCGACCAGGGTCATTCCCCTGGAGGAGACATACCAGTTTCCGGTCGAGTACGACCACAGGTCGGGGCCATTCGAGACGGTCGTGAAGGGCCTCGTCTTCGACGCTGCCCAGCGGATCGGGGAACCATTGACGGTGGTACCCACCCAGGGCCGCGGGCCGGTCGTCACCGTCGACGTCCGCAACCACAACCTGGCTGACACGCTGTGGCCCCTCGCGGACCGGTACGGCATGTCCATCCGGGTCGGCCCCAATGCCACCAGCACCGGCTACCTGCTCGACGTCGTGCCCCGCACGGAGCCGCGGGGGATCTTCGTGGACGGCCCTGGACCGTTGCAGGCCGGGGTCCTGACGCTGCGTAGGCCAACCGCTCACATTGTCGTCTTCGGTGGCCCCGGTGAGGGTGTGGACAGGCAGTTTTGGCAGGCAGCCGCCACCGACACCAGAGTCCAGGACTGGGGCGTCAGGGGCGAGGTGTTCCGCGACGCCCGCGACGTGCGGGATCAGGGCGTGTTCGAGCGCCGCTGGGCGCAGGCGCTAGAGGAGACCGGCCCATCGTACGGGCTGACCCTCGAACTCGCCGAGGTCGATGGCTTCCGCTGGCGCCACGGCTACGACGTCGGCCAGAAGGTGTCCGTGCAGGTCGGAGACACCGTCTACACCGACTGGGTGCGGCGCGTCGAGTGGGAATGGCGTCCCGGCCGCGGTCCTGGCACCGGGTTCTCCGCCAAGCCGATCGTCGGCGATCACAAGGGCACCGCAACGACAGATCTCGTGGCCTCGGTAGCCGCGATCCAACGCACTGACCGGATTGGGAAGGCGGACACCTGATGGCACTTGAGCAGGTCGGGCTCACTAAAGGCAAGATCGACAATCTGCGCTGGTCTCTCATGGGAGACGGAATCGGCACCAGCAGCGACTTCGCTACCCCTGGCGCGTTCGCCCCGTCCGTCGGTGCCGGCGTCCGGGAAGTGATCTTCGCGCCCGGACGGGCGTCGGCTTGGGGTGTCGACATCACCAACACGGCCCCCACATCGTTGACGATCCCGGAAGCTCTGGGGTCTCCGCGGGCGTGGGCGTGCTGCATCGAGCGGAACTGGGCGGACGGCAGCTACCAGCTTGTCCGGCTGGACTGCGGCGGGCCGGCGAAGGTGCGGCCGTCGTCGGCTAGGTCTCGCCGGAACGGCGACAACACCGACCACCAGCTCATCTGTTACGCGGTGGCGACACCGGGGTCGACACAGGTACAGATCACTCCGGCGCGGTTCTGGGCTGACAAGTCCGGCGTTGCCGAGTCGATCGAGGCGCTGGGTTGGGACCCGGCACCGGGTCGGCTCGCTCGGGTCGCGTCGGATGGTCGCTGGTATCAGGGAAGCCCCGACGTCTCGTCGGGCCTCACATCGAACTTGCCGGCGATGCGCCAGATCCTCTCGTTTGAGTGGAACGGGATCATGAAGCAGCAGATCGGTGCGGATGGTTCGCTCCGTCTGACCTGGCCTGTGCCCGGCTCGAACCTGGGTTTCACGCCGCGTGTCGTGAACGCGTGGGTGCATATCGCCGCGTCGACGAACCCCTCGCTGCTGGTTTACCCGGACATCAACAACCCGGCCACTGCGTCGTTTGGGTGGTTCTTCTTGCGCACTCCGTCGGGTGTGGCCTACGTGCCGTCGTCTGCGGCGTCTCCGACGACCGTCGTCATTTCTCGTATCACCGCTACCGTCGTGGAGGCCTGATCGTGTCTGAGTTCCATTTCATCCCGACCGTCGTCATTTCTCGTATCACCGCTACCGTCGTGGAGGCCTGATCGTGTCTGAGTTCCATTTCATCCCGACTGTCCTCGGGTCGGACGACAAGCCGGTACCGTCGGGTGCGGAGGTCACGTTAGCGGACACCACGGGTGCGGCGGTGCAGCCGCTGGACCCGTCAGGTGCGGCTACCACGCTCACGGCTGGCGCTCTGGGTGGGGTGCGGCCATTCCGGACTGCTGAGCGGATGCTCCGCGGGCACCTCGTCTACGGCGGCCGGCGTACCCCGGTGGTATCCGAAGAATTGTGGGGATACCTGGAGGGCTACCCGCTGACGAAGGCGGCTGTGGATCAGGCAGTGTCGGCTGCCGCGCAGGCCGCGCAGGACGTCGCTGCGGTGAAGTTCGCTGCCGGGTCGGGCATGGACTTGACCAGGATCAAGGTTGACTCGACACTCACGAAGACAATCAACCAGGACGGCTCCCTCACACTCGGGGTATCCCAGGCTCTCCTGGGGCAGGGCGGCGGCGGTGGCGGGTTCCCGACGGTCGCGAACGCGAAGCCTCTGCTGATGGTCCGGCAGAACCCGGACAAGTCCTGGCCGTACGTGCCCGTGTCTGACTCGTACATGATCGGCCTGTGGCCGGTCGCCGGGCAGACCACGGTGACGCCTCCGTCCTGGTATGATTCGACGCGGTGCGTGTGGCTGTCGGCGACGGCCACGTCGACACCGACTAATCCTCCTCCCGCTTCGTCTTCGACGACCCCGAAGAACCTCGCCGTCACGCGGGGCACGGACGCATCGACGGCCGTCGTGTCTTGGTCGGCCGATGCGTCGCCGAGCGGCTGGCGTATCGACATCGCCGGGACTTTGTCGACGGGCTCCTCGACATGGACGGGCACCCTGCCTGGTTCGGCGCGTTCGACGACGATCCAGAACCTGGTCTCGGGGACGACGTACACGGTGAAGGTCACCAGCGCGACCGACAGCACCAACGCGTCCGTGCAGTACACGGCGCCCGCATCGGGCGCGTTCACCCTCACCGCGACGGCATCCACGAGCGGCATCGGAACGTTGACGTGGACGTCAGCGACGAACCCGACCGCCGGGTGGCAGTACGGCCGCGACGGCATCGATGCTGACGGGGACGGACCCTGGGATGGTCCGCTGGCGGACGGTACGCGCCGCACGGCGACACTTGACTTGCTTGTCCCTGGCAGCACCTACAACGTCTGGGTCCAGAACCTCGACACGATGGCGAAGGCGACGGCATCCGTCAAGGTGCCGACGAGCACGTCAGGTGGCGGGTCAACGCCAACGAACCCGCCGACCAACCCGCCCACCGTGGGCACGCTCGGCAAGAAGGCCGCCGAGTTGTTCGGGTCGAACCGGTCCGGCCTGCCGTGGATCTCCGGCGCGTACGTCGGATACTCCGGCTGGGGATCCGAGCAGGCCGATTTCGAGGCCATGAAGAACGGCGAGCTCGATGCCGTCCACGTGTACGAGGCCAACAGCGACTGGGGCGAGGTTAAGGACTCCATCAACTGGATCCTGGACCTGCTCAGTCCGGCCCCATCCGGGCTGCGGCTGTTGTACTCCCTCAGCATCCTGCCGAGGAGCAACGTGCGGCAGTGGGGGCAGATCACCTCCGGCGCCAACGACGCGCACTTCACGAACGTCGCGCAGAAGCTCGTGGCCGCCGGCTACGGCAACTCCGTCATCCGCCCAGGCTGGGAACTCGACCTCGAGAACTGGCCGTGGTCGGTCATCACAACCGCGGACGTTTCTGCCTACAAGGCCGCATACCGGCGGATCGTCGGTCTGTTCCGGTCGGTTGCTGGACAGAGGTTCAGGTTCTCGTACGAGATGAACTCGGACACGATCGCCCCGTGGTCTGGTGACCGGCTGGCGTTCTTCGGTCCGTCCGGCCCGTACCCCGGCGACGATGTTGTCGACCTCATCGGCATCGACATCTACGACTGGGGAACTGTGCACTTCGGTGACGAGGCGCAGTTCCAGGAGCGTTACCGCCCTGACCAGGGCATCGGCCTCGGTGACGTTGTTGACGAGTGCCGTAAGCGTGGCAAGGCGATGTGCTTCAACGAGTGGGGCCTAGCCGTCCCTGACGGACCGAATGACGACGGAGCCGGCGACAACCCGTTCTTCATCGAGCGGATGGCCCAATTCTTCTGGGAGAACCGGGACATTATGGGTTTCGAGGCGTACTTCAACGAGCCCATGGATTACATCCAGAGCGCCCTCACCGGTGGTCAGAACCCCAATGGAGCACTGGCATACCGAGCGAAGTTCGGCCAGAACTCCCCCTACAAGATCACAGCGTAATAGCAGCTCAGGCCCTACTGGCGAGGCGGCCGATTCGTGGATTCGTGGCACATTGTCGCGTCACTAGCAGATGGGGTCGGGACGGCGTTGTTTGTCGTCCTGATCGCTCTCGGGAAGCTCATCCCGCGGTCCACGGTCGAACGCAGTTACAGCCTGTACGAGGAACGCATCGAGGACGCCAAGTCCGTCGCAAAGCAAGCCAGCTCGCAGGTCGACAGCGTCATGGAGTCCATGCGTCTTGTCGCACACGTGACCGAGGCGCTACCCAAGCCGACCCCCGCCGATGATTCACCGGAGTCGCCGTGAAGCTTCTGGAGCGGATATGCCTGCCCAGCCGGCGGATGACTGGTCCGGGGCCGGACCCGGATCTTGAGCGGGTGGCCCACGAGGTTCGCACCCGCGAGCCGGAGATCAACTGGCTACGGCGCCGACTGCGGGACGCGCGCGAGGAAAACCACTGGTCGGAGCGGATCCGGCTGGCCTATCAGCAGGAGGATCGGTGATGGACTGGGGCGCCTGGGTGTTGGTGGCCGGTCGCGCGTTCGCGTTCATTGCGGCCGGATGGTTCGCGGTGACGTACGGGTGTGTGCATTACGAGCGGATCCCTGAGGGTCGGAACGTCATGTCGATGGCGCGTGCGATCGCGGCGACGGCAGCGACGGGTATCATCGTCGAATTTTACCGCTCGACCGTGACCGAAGCGTTGGCGGCGTTGGCATGGACGCTGGTCGGGACGGTCCTGGTGCGCCGGCACCGGCTGCAGATGCGCGCGGAGACGTCGTGGCGTCGGGAGCACCCCGACGACCGCGAGTCGCAGCATCAGCGGCGTTGTGACGACCCGCCTAGCTAAGCCTTCCTGGTCTGCCCCTAGGCGGGTGTGGGTGGCCTATTTGCAGGCGTGGGGTGCGTGGCTGCCCCGGTATCGGTGGCGGACCCGTGACCAGATCGCCCGTGAGTTCTACGACCGGAAACCACCCACTACGGAGGCCCAGTGATGACCGCTGCACGGCTACTCGCGAACGCCCGCTCTTGGGTCGGGTATTACGACCCTGCCGGGGCGAAGGTTTGGGCGGCCGTCGACTACCCGCAGTGGACGGGTCAGGCGTGGTGCGCCGCGTTCACCCACATGATCCTCGCCGGGGATGGTCGGCAGGCTCAGCTCGCCGCCCCGCTCCCGTTCTTCTGCCCGTCGCTGGAGTGCCACGCCACGCAGCGCGGGACGTGGACTCCAGTCGACATGACCATCACGGCGGACATGGCCGAGCCGGGCGACGTCGTGATCTTCGACTGGGAGGCCGACGGCATCGACGACCACGTGGGGATCGTGGTCAGCGTCGGTGATGGCGCGGTGCGGACCATCGAGGGCAACACCGCCCAGAACGACTGGGGGGACCAGTCGAACGGCGGGTGGGTCGCTGAACGCACCCGCTACCCGTCGCAGGTCCGCGGGTTCATCAGCATCGACTACTCGCTGAATGGGCCGGCGTCTGTCGACCTCGGCGTCCAGCCCCCCGCGGAGAACCCATCCCTACCGACGATCGACGAACGCGAGGACGACGACATGTTCACTGACAAGGACCGGGAAGACCTTCAGGAGACCCGCAAGGCGGCGGCGTGGCTCCAGGAGCGCCTGGCCCAGAACCATCGCGAGGACTACCAGATGCAGGCGGCGATCCTCGCCGCGGTGTCCATCGACAACGTCGACGAGGCCGAGCTCGCGGAGGCCCTCGCGAAGCGCGGCGTCACGTTCGGGTCCGACCCGAAGGCTCTCGCGGCGGACGTTGTCGCGGCGCTGGCGCAGTTGTTCGGCAAGACACCAGCCGGTCCGCGGTGATGCTCTCGTCTCGGGAGTTCTGGGTAGCCGCAGGTGAGCGTGCGGTGCGGACGTTCGCCCAGGTGCTCCTGTCCGCGGTTGGGGTGGGAATGACCAGCGTTGTCGACGTCGACTGGTTGGGTGCGTTGAGCATCGCAGCGACGGCGACTATCGCGTCGCTGCTGATGTCGATCGCGGGTACTCAGTCCGGCGGCGGCCCGTCCCTGATCAATGCCGAGGTGCTCGGCCACCCCAGCGGCGGATACGTCGGCGAACACCGCGGACCTGACGCGCCCGACCCGGCGCATCTCGACGGCCGCGACCTTTCCTGAGGAGAACCTGGTGCCGGTTTCGACGTTCCAGCAGCCCAGCCCTGACGCTGAGCTGATCCGCTGCCGCTGGTGGGGGCGCATCACCCCCGTAGGTGAGGCAGCCCGAGGCACGGCCCACATCACCTATACCGGGCCGATCCCGATGCTCGACGACGACCCGACGGAGCCGACCGGCCTGTACTGGCAGGACCAGCACATCGAGCTGGAGATCGTGCAGCGCGGCATCCGCGGGATCATGGCGGACTTCGGCTATTTCGAGGTGTGGCTGCCAGCGACCAACGACCCTGACCTGCTCGGCGGCGGGTATCCGTACCGGTGTCAGGTGGAGGTCAGCAACGCGTCGGTCCAGCCGAAGCCGTTCACGTTCAACGTCGACAGGTCGGCGCCGTCGGGGATCGTCCTGCTCAACCGTGGCGAAGTAACCACGAACGCGTTGTTCGGCGGGGCGCCTGTGCAGGTCGTGTCCTGGGCCGACCACAAGGCGCTGCAAGACTCCGTGTTTGCGATGTCGCAGCGGCTCGACTCGCTGGTCACCGCAGGCGGAAGCGGCGGGACTGACCTGCCAACGACGGCGGCGATCCAGGACGTCGTCCTCGCCACCCTGACGGGCAACGTCCGGACCGACGCCATGAGCCGCAAGGCCGAGGTGTTCACGAACACTGCCGAGGTCGAGGCAGTCGTCACGCCAGCACTCGACGCGCGTGTCGCCGTGAACATCGCGCAAGGGTTCACGGACATCGAGAAGGGCATCGCCCGCGACAACATCGCCGCCGCGCCGGCCGTCCACGCGCCCCGGCACGGGCTCGGCGGGGCCGACCAGATCTCGCTTCACGCCGCGCAGATCAACGACGGCTTCCTAGGGTTGGCGCGCGCCACCCCCGGAACGGTCTTCCGATGCCCGTGGGTCAATACCGCATGGACCTACGCCGGTGTCGCCCTAACCGCACGCCCATCCACGCGGACGGACATCTTCTTCGACTACTTCGGAGCCCCGGCGGATACCACTGACCCGGCGTGGGGTCTGAACGGTGACTCACGCACGGACGCCCCGTGATTAAGAACGGCCCAGCCAGAGTGCAGTGCGCATCGTGGCGTGCGGCGTCGGTGCGGCTCCGCCTCGGCGGGTCATGGGTGCCCCGCTACACCTCAGCCGCGGGCTCCGCCGGGTTCGGCCGCGCCGCCTTCGGCACCTCGCCATTCGGCAACTAGACACCAGAACACCCCCCCACCGCATCTAAGGAGATGTCCTTGGCTCTGTCTTGCTGCGCGTCGTGCCTGACGCTCGATGCCGCACCGAAGCACGTCGTCACGCAGTTCAACACCCCTGACGCGTACCCGGTAGACCGCGACGCCCTCGCAGCCGTTTTCGGAAGCGCTACCCTCACCGCGGCCGAGCAGGCAGAGCTAGTGGACGACCTGTACGACACCACTACCGACCGCAAGCACATCGGGTGCTGCGCGGCGGACGGATGCCCCACCGACACCTGCAAGGAGAATTGATATGGGCGCGATGTCTCAGGCGCACAGCAATAACGTCATCGACGCGTCTCTTGGGACGGCAGCATTCGTGGCCACCACTGGCCCGCTCCGCTGCCGCCTGATGACCGCCAACGGGACGGCGACCGCGAACGGTACCGAGCTGACCACCTCTGGCGGGTACACCTCCGGGGCCGGCGCGCCGACCGTGACGTTCGCTGCCGCGGCGGGTGGGTCAGCTGCGTCGAACTCAGCCGTGACCGTCACGAACATGCCAGCCGCGACCATCGTCGGAGTTGAGCTGTGGGACTCCGCAGGCACACCAGTCCGGAAGTGGTGGGGTGCGCTTTCCGCGTCCAAGACCACCAACGCGGGCGACACGTTCACCATCACTGCGGGCAGCCTGTCCGCGAGCCTTCCCTGATCGGCTGAAAGATGGCCCGCTACGCGATCGCAGCGACGAAGACCACGACCGCCGCCGCCGGTCTCATCTGCCAGCTCCGCACCGGAGCGGCCCGGGACCTGCGCATCTGGGAGGTCGGCGTCTCCGTCACCTCCGCAGCATCGGGGTCCGTAGCGCTCACCCGACCGACTGCTGTCGGCGCCACATTCACCTCGACCGGAACCGGTCAGGCAGAGGACCCGGTGGCAGGAGCAGGGGTCGCTGTCGTTGACACAGCCGCAACGACAGCGCCGACGATCGGATCGACCCATATGCGGATGACCACCCTGCCAGCGACGATCGGTGCCGGAATTATCTGGTCGTTCCCGCTCGGACTTGCGGTTCCCGTGTCGTCGTCGATCGCTCTGTGGCAGACCTCTTCGGTCGCTGTCGGGTACGCCGTGTACTTCGTGTACGACGAGTAACAGGGGGGCCGCGCCGGTGAGTGCTCTCACGTCGGTCCTCACTGGCATGCGCTATGCCGCGGCCGACAGAACCAGCACGGCAATTGCGCCGCGTTACCTTCCGTCGGAGCGGGTCGAGTCGTATGACCCGCACGTGGAATACGACACGGACGCCCAGCGGGTCGCGATGGCCCGCACGATTGGATTCGGTCGATAGTCGATCATCACACCTCGAAAGGAACCCGATGGCCATCCTCCGACTCGCCACCGCCACCCGAAACGCACTCGCCCAGCAGGTCCAGGTACTCCTCGACGCTGGCGCCGGGGCGGCAACGCTGAAGATCTACTCGGGAACGCAGCCCGCGACGCCGAACGACGCGATCACCGGGACGCTGCTGGCGACCGTCACCCTCGGCGACCCGTCGTTCGGCGCGGCCGCTTCCGGCACGATCACCGGCGCGGACCCGGCCGCGGTCACGGCGGTCGCGCCGGGCGCGGCAACCCACTTCCGGGCCGCCGATTCGACCGGCGCCGCCGTCCTAGACGGTGACGTGACCGCCACCGGTGGCGGAGGCGCGCTCCAGATCGCCTCCACGTCGCTGTCGCCCGGCGTCACCGTTGACATCACCGCCCTGTCGTTCACCATGCCCCTCGGCTGACCCCTCTTCCGCTCCGCCGCATCCGGGAAGGGGGCTGGCTGATGTCGTCGTACGTGGCCGGTACGACTGTGTACGGGTCAACGAGCGTGGCGCCCAGCTACCCGACCGGCGCGGTCGCCGGGGACCTATTCGTCCTGCTCGTCGGGATCAAGCCCGGCACGTCGACGGCGGCCACCCCCTCAGGGTGGACGGCAGCCGGGTCGGTCGCGTCAACCACGGGAGCGACCGGCGCTGACACCGGACCGATGCGCGCACAAGCGTTCACGAAGACCGCAGCCGGCGGAGAGTCGGGCTCAGTGTCGGTGGCGATCGCATCGGGCAACTCCTCGGCTGGCCAGATCGTCCGCGTCACGCCGAGCATCGCCGGGGCGTCGCTGGGGGCGGCGTACGCGACCGGGGCAGATGGGTCGGCCGGTGCGGCATGGTCGGCGACACTCGGGTCGGTCGCCCTGGCGGCCGGTGACCTGTGCCTCGGGCTGGGCGTCATCCCGACCGACGTGACGACGCCAGCACAGTTCAGCGGCGAGGGGTTCGCGGCGTCAGGGATCACGTTCGGCGCCGCCGCCGAGATCGTCGAGTGGGACACCACCACCGGAAACGACATGGGCGGGTTCGTGTTCGCCCAGTCGGTCACTGCCGGGTCGGGCACGGTCGCTCCGACGATGACGGCGACCGCATCCGGGACCACGACGAACATGTACGGCCCGGCCCTGATGGTCCGCGTCCGGGAGACGGCGCCGACCTACACGGGCGCCGTCTCGGCAACCCTTTCCGCCCTGACCGGGTCCGTGACGGCGACCGCCACCGATCCGCCCGCAGCAGTGATCGGCGGGTTCGGCGCGGTCCCGTTCGGGACATCGGCATTCGGCGGCGAGGGTGTCCTGCTGCCTGCCCTGAGCGGGTCGATCATCGACACCGCCGGGTCCATCACAGGCAGCATCGCAGCGACCCTGCCCGCCCTGGGGGGAACAGGTGCGGGGACCGTTGCCGTCACGGGAACCCTCGCGGGGACCCTTTCCGCCCTGACCGGGTCCGGAGCCGCGACCGTCAAGACCACCGCGACGGGGTCGGGCGCGCTCCCGGCCCTCACCGGATCGGTTGCAGCGACGGTGGCCGCCACCGGCACCGTCTCGTCTTCGCTGCCCACGCTCACGGGCACGGCGACAGCCGCCACGACCATCGCAGGCCCCGCAGCTGGGGCGCTACCGGCGCTCACCGGATCGGTTGCAGCGACGGTGGCCGCCACCGGCACCGTCTCGTCTTCGCTGCCCACGCTCACGGGCACGGCGACAGCCGCCACGACCATCGCAGGCCCCGCAGCTGGGGCGCTACCGGCGCTCACCGGATCGGTCTCTCGCTGCGGCCGCCCGCGTCACTGGCGACGCGCTGCGGCCGCCCGCGTCACGCTGGCGGCAGGGGCGTCTACCATAGCCGTAGCGGCCATCGTCGCCGTCGCATCGTCTGCTGCGCTGTCGTCGACTTCCTCACTTTCAGCGACGTCGAGAGCTACCCAATACGGGACAGCCACCCTCGTAGCCGGTTCGACGCTCGTAGGGAACGGCGCCGCGACACGGATTACACCGGCCTCCCTGGCCCAGCCTTCATCGCTCACCACTTCCGCAGTCCTCACCGTACCGGCAGGTGCGACGCTCGCCGCATATTCCTCCCTCACCGTGGCCGCCACGAGGACTCAGGCAGCTAATGCGTCCCTGGCGCAGGGCGCCACACTGCCAGTCACCGTAGTGGTATCCGTACAGACCAGCGCCTCTTTGATCTCAGGTTCGACCCTGGCAGGGGTCGCCGACCAAACCGCCACCGCGACCGCGGCCCTCGTCGCCGGCTCGTCCATGGCGTCGTCCGCGGCGGCGACGACCAGTTCGAGCGCTCCCCTCAGCTCGACAGCCGCGGTATTAGCATCGGCCGTTGTCACAGTACGGTCCGTCGCTACGCTATCGAGCAGCTCCGCACTCGCCGCCAGCGATTCACGCAACGCCCCCGGGACCGCCTTACTCTCCGCAGGTTCGGCGTTGTTTGCGGAGGCCAGCACCACGCGTACGGGGTCCGCTCCACTGACCCAACCGTCCGCCCTGACTGTTTCCACCGCCAGCGTCGCCGTTGCGGATCTCGTCTGCGGCAGCAGCCTCACCATCGGGTCGGTCGTAATCCGGTTCGGCACCTCGCCGTTGACTGGCGAGTCCACCCTGACCGCCGGTGTAGTCGCATCGACAATGAGCAGCGTCCTGCTCGTCGCCGCGTCGTCCCTTGCCTCGACGGGCCTAGTCCGCACAGAGGCAGCCCAGTCCATGACGGCCCTGTCGCTGCTCGATGCCGCAGCCAGCACCAGGCACAGGTTCCCCATGAACACCCCGCCAGAACGTATCCACGTCGTCCCTCCAGCGGTGCGTGGCAACGTCGTCCCACCCGCTCTCCGCCGAGTTATGGAGGTCCACCGGTGACGTCCACATTCATCCACGATCCGCAATCAACCCTGGACTACGCGCAGGACTGGTCCCGGTGGCTCTCTGCCGATGAGCACATCACGAGCCACCTGGTCACCGCCACCGGCACTGCCGAACTGCTCCAGTCCACAGAAGCGGCGGGGATCGTGACGGTGTGGGTTGCTGGGGGAACCCCAGGTACGACATCCACCGTCACGATCCACATCGTCACTAACCAAGGACGTCAGGACGACCGTTCCATGCGACTCCAGATCCGCAACCGCTAAAGCTCTGAGGAGACCAAATTGCCACGCGACCCGCTAACCACACCCGCTTCAGGGTCTACCAGCTGGTACAACTGGGCAAACCAGCTCGGCACGGAACACGAGTCGATTATTGGCACGTCGACCCAACCCGATGCGGCGACCGCGACCCAGATCCGCTCGAACATCGGAGCGTCCGCTGTCGTGCAGATAACCCAAGCGGCTTACACCGCGTTGGGAACCAAGGACCCAAACACCTTGTACGTCATTGTGGATTGATATGCCGGTCACGACGCAGGCCAGCAGCTACCGTTGGGGGACGATCACCCCGAATGCGCTGTACTACCGCAGCAACAAGTTCTGGCCTACGGCGCCGGCTCCTCTATGGACAGAAACGTTTTCTGCGGGCAACGCATCAGCTTGGCCAGCGCCATGGGTAAAGACACTGAACCCCGCCACGTCAACAGCAACTGTCACCGGCGGTATCGGCGTCCTCACCTACGGGACGACCGGAAGCTGGGACGGCGCCGACGAAACCATCATCGCGCGCGACGTCACTCTGGCCGACTTCGAGATGTCCCTGCGGATCCGCATCGGCGATACCAGCCAAACCATGGCCGTCATCATCTGCCGCATGCCAAACGGGGTCACCGACGGCGGGACAGCGATCCACTTTTTCATCGAAGCGGGCGATCCCACCAACGTATTCCGAGCGTCGCAGTACGCCGAATGGACTGAAACCGCGATCGGGTCGAACGTCGACTTTGGGCAGGCGTCGAACACGTGGTATCGGCTCCGTATTCGCCTGTCTGGCGCCACGGTGCAAGCACGCATCTGGGCTGACGGTAGCGCTGAACTGTCTACGTGGATGATCAACGGCACGGCACCAGCAGTTACAGCGGCGGGCCAGGTCGGGGTGCGAGCCAACGGTGGCGCTGCGGCAGGGGCGCGGAACGTTGACACCGACGATTGGCAGGTCAGCCCGCTTCAATAGTCGGGCTCGCGAACGCCTCATGGGCTCGGGCGATGTCGTGGGCTGTCATGGTGACGCCTCGTCGGCGATGAATGCGCGCAAGGCCGCGGCGGCCTGCGCCGGCACGACGCCGTTCCCGAGCGCCCGGAGCTGCTCAGCGCGGGACACGCCAGGCACGCCGGTCACCCACCCGTCGGGCAGCATCATCAGCCATTCGACGAACCGAGCTGACAGCGGCGGGGCTCCCCTCCGGCTGCGCTCCAGCGCCTCTGGCGCGGCTCTCCCCACGGCCTGCTCGGCTCGCGCGATGGCGTCCCGGTAGTCAGCGAGGGGGAGCGCGGCGGTCTCAGTTGCCGAGCCGCCGTCGGCGGCGCGAGGCGTCGGCCACAGCAGCGCGACCCGCAGACTGGGTCCGCCGCCGCGGCTGCTGTGATGGCCTGCGCCGCCTTTCGAGTCGGATGCGCACGGCGTGGGGAGCAAGTCGAGCCGCAGGTCACGTTTGCCGCGCGAGGCGCCCGGCGATTACCTCGCAATAGCGCTCCTCCATCTCGACGCCGATCGCGCGGCGGCCGAGCTGCTTGGCGGCGACCAGGGTTGCGCCGACGCCAGCGAACGGGTCGGCGATGACGCCGGGCGGGCACCGGGTGATGAGGTAGGCCATCAGGTCGACCGGCTTCGGGGTCGGGTGACCCCAGCGGTTCTCCTCGCCTGTTGCGCTGCCCCTACCGGACGTGGTGCGGATGACCGACCCGTCGCGCTTCACCCCGGTACTTTCCCGGTCCCATCCGGAGCCGAGGACGTGGATATCTTCGTGCGCAGGCCCCCATGGCAGCGCGAGATTCCCCATGCCCGGCGTTCCTGACTTCCACCAGATCAGCCGGGCGACTTCCCCGTCCGGGGACGCGACCGACCAGCGGCCGAACATCAACGCTGGGCGCGTCCCCCATAGGGAGAGGGCGGAATCCCGCGCCGTAGTGTCATGGTCACCTAGGACCTTGTCGAGCTTGCTTCTGCGATTGTTCGACTGGTAGCCCATCCCGTACGGCGGGTCGGTCACGAGGACGTCCGCGCCGAGCCATGCCGTCTCGGTGAGGCAGTCGCCGAGGTGCAACGTCACGAGGTCGTCGGAGTAGTAGAGACTCACGACCCACCCCCGTCGACGGCAGCGTCGTGCGCCTCAGCGGCACGGTCGGCTTCGATCAGCAACGCCAGGTCGCACGTCAGCAGGTCGTGGACGTGTTCGGCTTCGCTGATCAGGTCGGCCAGGTCGTCGGCGGTGAGGGTCACCGACACGCCGGCGACGGACAGGACAGCCTCTCGGTCCTCAGGGCTAGCCCAGACCAGTTCGATACGCGGTGTTGGGCGGCTCATGACGCCCGCCCCGGCAGGAGCGCCCGCAGCTGCTCATCGATGCGCGCTATCCGGCGCGCGTCGCACGGCTCGCACCAGAGCTGTTGCCGTGGCACGTGCACTCCGCACGCCACGCAGCGCCGCTCAAACGGTGGGGGCATGAGGCCCCCGTCTGGGTAGCGCCATCCGGCGAGCAGGCCAGCGAACTCGATTCCATGGCATTCCCGGAGCCAGTCCAGCGCGTCAGACGTGTCCCACTCGCTCTCACCTACACTTGTGCAGTACGCCGTTGCGCACGCGGTGCAATGCACGCACGTCTTGTTGGTCCACGCCGTGGCGCCGTCCATGCCGGCCTGGCGCCAATACTCCTCGCCGGGGTGAATGGTTCGATCGCAGAATCCGCAGCGGTGCTGCTTCTTGGCTACCGGGTATGCGTCCACGTAGTGAGTCACGACGCGCCGTCCAATCCCTTGACATGCCCGGCGCAAGCCCAACACCCTGCGCAACCGCAGACCCGGTCTTCGGTGTGCATGGCGTGCCCCTCCTGGTGAGTAGTTGCGTGAGGTTGGCCTTGCTGCTCGCCGTACTCGGCGGCGGCGAGCAGCGCGCGTAGTTCGCGGGCGACGTCGTGGGCCGTCATGGGGAGATCACCCCCTGGGCGGCGATCCGCGAGACGATCCCAGTCCCAGGGAACAGGTCGTCGACGGTATCGATCTCTGGGTCATGCCCTAGGGCGGCGAGTACCCAGGTGACCCACAGCACCGGCTTGGCACCGACAAATCCAGCGTTCGGTCGCCCGGCGATTAGGACGTCTTCGACGAGGCCGTTGCCGCCGCGGCGGCCCGGCGGTGGACTCACGATCACGGCTTCCCAGCACCCGCGGATGCGGTGCGACCCTGCGGCGCCGTTGCGCTTGACCCAGGCCATGATCCTGGCCGCAGGAGGCAGCTCGCCGTAGGCAGAAAGCCCGTCTGGAGTGGTGGCGATCGCCCATCCGTCGTATGTCGCGTCGAGGCGCTCCAGGAGGAGCCGATGCTCGGCAGGGTCATCCCATCGCGCGGCGTCGGGGTGGAAGTCGGCTGGTGAGTCCTTGCGTGAGCGCTGGCCGTCTCCGTACCAGCGAGAAGCCCTGGCTATCCGTGATCCGTCGGCGCAAGTGCGCGGAGGGTACGGCGGGTCGGCGATGGCGAGCCTCGCTGCCTGCTTGAGGCCGCTCACGACTCGCCGCCCTCCCAGGTCGGGATCCCGACGGCCTCGCAGACGTACCGTTCATGCCGGGCGCCGCGGGAGTGTCTCCAGCCGGGCAGGAAGTAGACAGCGTCGGCGCGCCGCAGCATGGCGATCAGGTCGGCGCGCAGGTAGCAGGCCGAGTCGTGGCTGGACTGTGCCGCCGCGTACGTCGTCGGGCACGGCCCGTCATGGTCGGCTGGGTCGATGTCGTGCGGGATGAACGGCTCGTGACCATGGCTGCGGAGCGTGGCGGCGGCGGACTCGAACGCGGGGCGGTTCAGGTCGGCGTGGCCGCTCATTGGCCCGGCGACGTAGACCCTCATGGCTGTTCTCCTTGTGGTGGCTGTGGCGTCAGTAGAGGAACACGTCCGGCCCGTGTGGGCCGCGTTCTGTGCTCGAACGGTGGGGGCATGAGGGACCCGTCTGGGTAGCGCCAGACGGCGAGCAGGCCAGCGAACTCGATTCCATGGCATTCCCGGAGCCAGTCCAGCGCGCCAGACGTGCCCCACTCCCTCTCACCTGTATCGCTGAGGTAAGTCGTTGCGCACGCGGCGCAGTGCGCGCATGTCTTGTTGGTCCACGCCGTGGCGCCGTCCATGTGCTTCCGCTCCACCGCCTCAAACGTCCCAAACCCCGTCAGGACGACGCGCCCGCCAGCGACCAACTCACGCACGATCGCATCGAAGATGGCCTCGACCGCCGCCTCCGCAGCGACACGGCCACCCAGCCGCGGCGCGCACACCGCGACCAACCCGCGCTTGTTCACCTGATCTCCCCCCGAACGAACCGTTCCAGCAGGTCACGGACCACGTCGGAGATCGTCACGCCCCGCCGCTTGGCCTCAGCCTGCGCGGCGGGCCACAGCTCGTCGTCGATGCGGATAGTCCGCCGCGGCGTCTTCTCTTGGTTGGGCACGTCCCCATCGTATCCGGGTGTCATGACACCAACCCTAGCCGGGTGTCATGACACCCGTCAAGAGGTCACTACACACCACTCATCCACTGACCCATCACACTGCATGACACTCACTGTTAAGCAACACACAGAAGCGCCCCCGACCGTGAAGGTCGGGGGCGCCTTTACGCGTCTCAGGGTGCTACGGACGACCCTTCCCGTTGACGACGCGCGAGACGGTCGAGTGGGACAGGTTGGAGTCCCGTTCCATGCCGGCTTGCGATCCGTGTTTCTGCTCGATGACGCGTCGGACGAACTCTGCCGACGAGCTGGTGGTCGGGGGGCACCGTTGCCTCGCGTTCCCCCTGATTGGCAGGTGTCATGCGCCCCATGGTGTCGCATGGCGTGTCATCGAACCAAGTAACTGGACGATGGCCCTGTTTCACAGTGTGGGATTCGTAGCGAATAGCGTTGTGCCAAGCTGTGTCTTGGCGTAGCTTTCCGTGTCATGAGGCACCGTGACACACGAGGAGACGCGCTCCTCACACCGCGCGAAGCAGGTGAACGACTGCGGATGTCGCGATCCTCCGTCTACCGGCTGATCGCATCGGGATCGATCCCGAGCGTCCACGTCGGGCCGGCTGGACGCACCCGCATCTCCGAAGCAGATCTCAGCGAGTACATCAACCGTCACCGGCTGGTGCGCGACCAAAAGAGCGCGTGATGTGCGCCTTTGGCGCGGCAGTCCTGTTGCGTCGGGGAAAGGCTCGGCGTGGCTCACGGTGAGCGGCCGACGTTGGGGTTCTACGTCCTGGATTGGATCGAGGAGAACCTGGCGGCTCCTGATCGGCAGGAGTATGAGCCGTTTGTGCCTACGCGGGAGCAGGCAGAGTTCATTCTGCGGTTCTACGAGGTCGACGTCGCGGTGTGGCGTGGCAGGCACGGCTAGTTGCGGCTCGGCAAGTCCGGGCGGGGCACGGCAGGCATCCCGAACATGAGCGAACCCCGGCGGCAACCGGGGTCCAAGGAACAACTCACTCAACACGGAAGGGAGCACGTCATGGCAACTGATGCACAGGTCCAGATCAGTCGGATCGGCACGGAGACGTTGATCGTCCCGGTCGTCGGTACGGCTCCGCTGATCGTGCATAAGTTCTCGGAGAAGGCGAAGCGGCAGATGCTCGATGCGATGCAGGGGCTGGCGAAGGCATCGGCCTGATTCCTCGGGGTGGCCGGGCGTGTCCCTCCACGCCGGCCGCCCCGACACCAACACCCCCCTCCCCACCATCGAACAGGAGATCAGTCATGCCTGAAGTCCCCTCCAGCATCACCGCTTTCGGCGTCGAGTCGGCTCCGGATACGGCAACGGCAACGGATACGGCTCCGGCTCCGGCAACGGATACGGCAACGGATACGGCAACGGCTCCGGCGATGAGTGACCGTTCGTTCTGGCGTGCCAGCGCCATCCCGTCGCTGTTGCTCGTGAACGTCCTCGGATGGCTCGCTGCGTCAGGCTTCACGATCCGGGCGTCGATTGTCCTGGTCGGCGGGCTCGCGATCTGGTTCTGGATCGTGTGGTTGATGTTCGACCGGTCGTCGATCCGTGGCGAGCTGTACGCGCTCCGTAAGGAGCGGCGCCGCGAGGAACGCAAGGGCCGCCTCCTCGGCGACGCCATCACCCCCTGATCTTTCCCTCCCCACCCAAAAGGGGGATGCCGGGCTATCCCTCCGCGGCCTGCCCGGCATCCCATCCAACCCGAGAGGTTACCCCATGGCAACGATTGTTCGGTCTCAGCAGGAGCTTGATCGGGCGCTAGCGGATGGTGTTGAAGATGTTGTCATCAACTCGCCGAGTGGCGTTGTGCTGCGCGTCGGTGGCGAATCGTGCGTGCGCGTCGGTGGCGAATCGTGCGTGCGCGTCGGCGACTCGGCAACGATCCAGTACGTCGGCGACTCGGCAACGATCCAGTACGTCGGCGACTCGGCAACGATCCAGTACGTCGGCGACTCGGCAACGATCCAGTACGTCGGCGACTCGGCAACGATCCAGTACGTCGGCGACTCGGCAACGATCCAGTACGTCGGCGACTCGGCAACGATCCAGTACGTCGGCGACTCGGCAACGATCCAGTACGTCGGCGACTCGGCAACGATCCATGCCTATGGCGGCACAGTCATTGATGCCTCTCGCTATGTAGCGATTCATTTGCACGACCCGCGGACGTGGTGTGAATATCACGGGGTTCCCGTATCTGATGGGGTAGCACTGGTCGTCAAGTGCGTCGACGGCGACTTAATGGCTGGACAGAATCACAAGCCGACGATGTATCCAATCGGCGGAACGGTGTCTGCAACTGACTGGGACGCTGGGAACCACTGCGGAAACGGCCTGCACTTCTCGGCCACTACAGCCCAGGCATTTGGTTGCTTCCAGGGAGACAAACGGGGTTCCGTGCGCTTCCTTGAGTGCTCGGTAGACGTGGGCTCGATGGTTGTCCTTTCCGACGACAAAGCGAAAGCTCCGTCATGCCGAGTACTCCGTGAGATCGGACAAATCTGATGAGCAGGAACGAAGCGGCCGTCATAATTACGGTCGAGCTGAGCAGGGATGAGGCGACATCGCTGCGGGTGTTCTCGTTAGCCGAGAAGGCGTCCAGGTATCAGCACGCTTCGCTACATCGGGCGTTAGTGAAGGTCGCCGACGAGCTGTACGGCGCGATGCAGCCGGAGAAGGTCGTCGGAGGCGTCTACCTATGCCGCTCCACCAGCAACCCGTGCGGCTCGCCGGCCCTGCTTAGGTGGCAGGGCGGATCGCTGAATGCGTGGCATTCGGGTGACTTCATGTTCGACGCTGATGAGTTCGTGGCCGTCGATGGTCCGTGGCTGAAGAGCGAGGCCAGGTCGTGACCGCCAGGCCGGCTTGGTGCGAGTGCGATGCGATCGCGGACGTGGGCGCCGACGGCGTCGATGTGGTCGTGTCGATGCTCCCTGATGGCTCCGAATTCTGGGTCGAGGTGGCTTCCCTCACTCCCGATGAGGCCAGCATGCTGGCGGTCGCTTGTGATGCGTGGATCGATGAGCGTGGCGGCCGTTTCTCCTGCTTGGACTATTGGTCGAACGATTTCGCGGATCGCCTAGAGGGCGCCGCCTTAGTTGCGGAGAACACAGCCGAAGCGCTCGACGAGCAGCGTCGCGCTGAGGATCGTCGCGCGTATTGGGCGGGTGTGTGATGGCGCACTGGACGGACTTGGCGCGGTGCCGTACCCGTGATCCGGAGCTGTTTTTCCCGGTCGGGACGACGGGGCCGGCGCTGTTGCAGGTAACGCAGGCGAAACTCGTCTGCGGCCGATGCGCAGTGCGTGAGCAGTGCCTCTCGTTTGCGATGGAAAACCGAGAGCGGGACGGAATCTTTGGTGGGCTCACCGCGGATGAGCGGGTCGCGCTGCACCGCAGGAACACCCGGAAACGCCCGGCGGCGGTGGCGTCATGACGTACCGGAAGGACCGCACCGAGATACTCACTCGCTGCTCGTCGAGCCAGATGGCTGCCGCCGAACGTGTCGTCCGGGCACATCTCGACGACGCCGGTGCCGCTGAGGTGCTGGACATCCTCGGCCTGGGCGGTGGTCAGCGATGAGCGACGCGTTCGACCCGATCCGGTTCCGGTGCCGGGCATGCTCCGCGCCGGTCGGGCAGCGGTGCCAGAAGCGCATCGGCTTCTGCAACATCCGGGTCATCCACGCGGAGGAAGCAGCCGCGCGTGATGCGCGGCTACGGGCGGCGGGTATCCGGTGAGCGTCGAACTCGCCGCCGTGCTGTTCGGGATCTTCCTGGGCGTTCTCCTCGTGATCGGCCTCGCATCCGAGCTGCGCAACGCGATCGAGGTCGACGAGTACGGAAACCCAACCGACTGGAACGGCCACGACTGGGACCGCGACTGGCAACGCTGGCAGGCCCAACACCCGCAGGACCGGACATGAGGGCCGTCGACCTGTTCGCAATGTTCTCCGGCGAGTCCGTGCGCGTCACCGTCGAGGAGGCCGCGATGCTGCAGAGCTTCCCGCCGGACTACCCGTGGCAAGGGTCGAAGACAGCGCAGTACCTGCAGATCGGGAATGCCGTCCCGCCGCTCCTCTCCCTCCATGTTCTGTCGGCTGTCACAGGTGCTATCGCAGCGGGGGTGGCGGCATGACCGGACCGCTTCCGGGAACGCCTGAGCATCTGCGGCTGGTCACGGCGTCGAAGGTAGCCGCGATCATCGGCGTCTCCCCGTGGATGTCGCCGTGGTCGCTGTGGCAGGAGATGAAAGGCAACGTCCAGCCTGAGCCAACGAGTGATCTGCAGGAGCGGGGGCATCTCCTCGAACCGGCCGTCATCGCATGGTGGCGGGAGCGCCACCCCGGCGCGACCGACATCCTGAGCCAGCCGTGGTACGCCCGCGCTACCTGGGCCGGCGCCCGACCCGACCTGGCCGGGTTCGACGAGCACGGGAACCTCGCTGTCGTTGAGGCCAAGACCGCGGCCCGTGACGACGAATGGGGCGACCCGGGCACCGACGAGATCCCCGAGCACTACGCCGTGCAGGTGCAGTGGCAGATGGGCTGCGCTGAGGCGTCGGTCGCGTACGTCCCGATGTTGGGGCCGCGCCTTGAGTTCCGCGAGTACATCGTCGCGTTCGACCCGGACCTGTTCGAGTGGATGGAGGGGCGAGCGTACGCGTTCTGGAAGTCCCTCACCGCGGATGTCCCGCCGCCGCTGGATTCGTCCGTCGCGACGATCGCCACACTGCGCCGCATGCACCCCCACATCAACCCCGACGCGACCGTCGTTGTCCCCGACGCCGACATCGCCCTGCTCGCCACGGCCCGCGCCGCGAAGAACGCGGCGGTCGAGGCCGAGCGATCCGCTCTCGCGCCAATCCTTGCCGCGATGGGCGACGCCAAGTACGCAGACACCCCCACCCGATCCCGCGCAGCCGCACGCCAAGCATCCGGCCGCGGAATCGCATTGAAGCTCAAAGGAGCAGCAGCATGACCGCCACCGACATCGCGTTGAACGACGACGGGCACCGTGACATGTCCATCCTCGTCCCGGCCGGGCTTGACGACCCAACCGGGGGGCGCCTGGTGGCGTGGGCCAACGGCCTTGCCGCAGCCCACCGCATCGCTAGCGCGCTGTGCCAGACGTCGTTCGCGCCGGCCCATTTCCGGGGAAAGCCAGACGAGGCCGCCGCAGCGATCCTGTACGGCGACGAGCTCGGATTCTCACCAACGCAGGCGCTGCAGAACATCTTCATGATCGGTGGGCGGCCGGGCATGTACGCCCGGCAAATGGCGGCGCTGGTCATGTCACGTGGCCACCAGATCTGGACCATCGAGAAGACCGACACCACGGTCACGGTCGCGGGCTGCCGACGCGGAGCCGAGCAGGCCGAGCAGGAGACGTGGACCATCGAACGGGCCCGCAAGGCCGGGTACACCACGAACAAGAAATACGAAACCGACCCGGCATCGATGCTGTACGCACGAGCACTCGGCGACGTGTGCCGCCGCATCGCCCCAGACGCCCTCGCCGGACTCGCCTACGCCGTCGAGGAGCTGGAGGTGATCCCCGGCGAGGTCGTCGTCACCCCAGCGGCGACACGGTCGGCGACGCAACGTCTCCGGGACCGCATGACCGAGGCGACCCAGCCGGCTCCGCTCATGAACACCGTGCAGGGCGTTCCGGAGTCTGCTGATATCGAGACCGGCGAGGCCATCACCGACGCACAACGCCGCGCCCTGTTCCCCGCGTTCAAGGCCGCAGGATTCGATACCGACGCCCGCACGGAAGATGGCAAGGCTGCGCGCCTGGCCTACGTCGCCCAGATCGTCGGCCGCGACGTCGCTACGACATCTGAACTGACCGCCCGCGAAGCGTCCATCCTGATCGACGCGCTACGCGAAGACGCGCTAGCCACAGCAAGCGGTCCAGGCGATGACGCATGAATCGGCGCGTCAAGGTCCGGCGCGACCTGTTCGCCATCCTCGAAGGCGTCGTTTACCCGATGGGATGGTCGGTGACCTGCCCATGCTGCGCGGGGCGGCCGATGTTCACGGCGTCGAACTGGAAGTCGGCCATGGCCAACGCCATCATCCACGCCGAGGCCCATGCCAGCGAACACGCGGAGGAACCTCGCGAGTTCGCGTCAATCCTCCTCGAACTATCCAACCGGAAGACCGAGCCGGAACTCGACCTTCGCCTGATCTTCGTCATGACACGCCCCGAAGACGTCCTGCGAGACGCGTTCGGCGCAGTGGTCCGTGACGTCCAGGAAGGCGCCGGAGAGTCCCCGGCGGTCGTGTACGGACGCCCCTGATGGCCACCGCGCCCGGCGTTGCGTCCGCTGCTCCGGGAGCGGCTTCAAGCCAGTTTTGGTCGAAAGGGTGAGCTGAAATCTCTTGGTTTAAGGTCGATGACCGCCTCTTCAGCCATCCGAAGTGGCTCTCGTGCTCGAAGGGCGCAAGGGCACTGTGGGTGACGTCAGGTAGCTGGTGCTCCTCTCAACTGTTGGACGGCCATGTGCCCAAGTCCATGCTGCCAGTTCTCGGCGGGACGCCGCGCGAGGCGGCGGACCTTGTCAGCGCCGGATTGTGGATAACAGCAGGTGACGGGTGGTGCTTCCACGACTGGAACTGCTACCAGCCCACACGCCGGGAGGTCACAGAGCGCAGAGAGAAGAACGCAGAGAAGCTCCGGAGATGGCGTGAGAAACGAGATTCGAACGGTGGTGAAACCGGTGACGAAAGAAGTGCGTAACCAGGTTACAGGCAGGGTTACGAACCAGGTTAGTAACCCCGCCCCCGACCCGACCCGACCCGACCCGACCCGACCCGAACTACTAAAGACCCGCGCTGAGGCTTTTCATCATTGCGTCACCTTGGTGACGCGCGCGCCCCGCGCCGGGCGTGTCGTCGGCGCCACCCGCAGCGGCCACCCAGGCGACGGCATGATGCCGCGCTCCGCGCGCAAGGTCGTGGCGTCATGAAGCCAACAGCGCCCGACGCACCCGTGCAGTGGGTCGCCCAGAACTGCATGCACCTCTGGGGGGTGGCCCAATGACTGTCACCCGGATGCCCACCCCGGCCCAGAAGTGGCTCGCCGAATATGTCCACCTGCTCCGCCCCGACTGGGACATCCCCGGCATCCGCTCCGCGATCACCGCCGCCGCCGCGACAGGCGCCGGCGAGTTCACCATCGGCCGCCGCGCCCTCGCCGTCGCCGCCAACCCCGCACTACGCACCCCCGCCCTGATCGGGCAACCCGGACCCATCGCCGGCGAACACGACGCCCCGCCACTGCCGCACACCATCGCCACCCGATGCGCCGAACACCCCACCCAGGACGCCGCGACCTGCCGCGCATGCATCCCCGCCGCCGTCACCGCCCGACCCTGGCGGGACACGTTCGCCCTCACCAACGGAGACCCAGCATGAGCAACAGTCAGTTCGACCCGCCCCAGGGTCAGCCCTACACCAACCCCACCCGCAAGCAGGCCCAGGAAGCGCCCCAGGGCGCCGCTAGGAGCGACACCCACACGGGAGGGGGGCCAAGCCCCGTAACGGACGTCCAGTGGAACCGCATGAGCTGGCACCAACGCCAGGCCTACCTCGCGACCCTCGATCGCGCCCGACGCGCCCTCGAAACCCAGATCGTCGTCCACCGCCCCAGGACCGCGCCCCTACCGCCCGACCCGAACGGACTCGCCCACTGGGACGCCCTCGCCGCAGCCATCGGCGCCCGCGGCGAACCCCACCCCCACGAACAACCCCAACACCCCGGATACCCACCCACCAAGCCCTGGCGCCTCCACGGACCCGACGGGTACGTCGCGTCCTACGCCACCGAAACCGCCGCACATGCCCGCGCCGACACCCTCGGCTGGCACTGGTCCGACTACCGCGTCACCAACGCCGCCGCGCCCCACGCCGAGGGCGACGCATGACATTCCCTACCGGACCCCGCGACGCCCAATGCGGAGCCTGCCGTCGAGGGTTCAACTCACTCGCGGCGTTCGACACCCACAGGCGGGAATTCCGATGCCTCGGACCGTCATCGATCGGGCTATGGCTCGCCACCGACGGCCTGTGGTCGATCGAGCCGCGCAGCGCCAAAGCCGAACTCGACCGCATCATCCAGATGACACGCGACCGCCAGATGGCCCGCAAGGCACCGCCTGGCGTTCCTCTGAGCGACGAACAGGCCGCCCCGGTACCTCTAGGCACCCCCGACCCTCAGCGGCCCTCAGAGCGCCACGCGCGCCAAACCGCCTGATGCCCCCAAAGCCCCGACCACTCACCGACCGTCCCGCCGGGTTCACCCCACCCACCGGCCCCGGACGCTGCCCCCGCTGCGGATGGCACACCCCAACCCAAGGACACCACCCCGACTGTCCCGCCAGGAGACCCAGATGACCGACACCCCC